CGTTGGTGATTATCTCGAGTTGGTAGTTACGAATGTCGGCGGCGGTTCTCTACTTCTTGTTGGCGGCCAATTTAATCGTGGAACTAAATTTCATATGGTCAAGGTGGGTGCTCCGAATATCGGAGGAACCGGAATTGGCCCAGCACAAGCAGATGTTTACACTGTTGCCACTCTTCCTGCAGCAAACACAGTTCCAAATGGAAGAATTGTTGGTGTAAGCGATGGTGCAGCCGGTCAGCAAGCTCGTATGGCCATGAATGGTGCCTGGATAAATCTCGGATAGGAGAAACATGACTGATTATATTTGTTCTGAGTGTAAAGCTCAGGTGTCCAGCGAAGGAACTGAAGCTCAGGATCACATGGTTAATGAGCACGGTGTCGATCCAGATGCCGGTCCTCAGAATGATTCTCCATATTTGATCCCTCTCGACTCGAATCCGGTGGCTCATCTGGAAGAAGAATAATGCATGGGGATCTCAATCACGACCAAAGGTAATTGGGACCAAACCTCTGCATATTTGAGGCGTCTTCAGGCTCTTGACCTGTCGATTCTCGAGAAATACGGTCGGCAAGGAGTGGCGGCTCTAGCAGCTGCTACTCCAGTCGATCAATCCACGACAGCTAACTCGTGGACGTTCGACATCATCAAGCGTAAGGGGTATTTCTCCATCAGATGGCGAAACACTCACGTAAATGATGGTCAGGTAATTGCCGTCCTTCTCCAATACGGTCACGGAACCCGAAATGGGGGCTATGTACAAGGCCGCGATTACATCAACCCAGCAATGCAACCTATATTTGACCAAATAGCCGAAGAAGCCTGGAGGGAGGTGACCAGATAATGGCAAAGACCGTTGATGACCGCGTAGTCGCAATGAGTTTCGAGACTCAGAAGTTTACACAGGGAGTTTCGACAACTCTTAGCTCGATTGACAAGCTGAAGAACGCTCTGAAGTTTGCAGACGCAGGTAAGGGATTTGCGGACGTTGAGAAGGCGGCAAGCAAGGTCTCATTGTCTGGCGCCTCCAACGCGATTGACAAGTTGAAGTCGAAGCTTTCGTTTGGTCGTGAGGCTTCTGAGGGTTTGGGAGAGATTGACAAGGCCGGTAACAAGGTCAATCTCACCGGTCCATCAAATGCGATCGATAAGCTCCGCGGGAAATTTCAATTTCCTGAGGCAGCTAATGCGTTTGCTGAGATCGAAAAAGGCTCCGGGCGAGTTACGCTCTCAGGTCTTGGGCGCGCTCTGGATGGTATTACCAACAAGTTTGGTGTTCTCGAGGGCGTAGCTTCTGTTGCGATCGGCAACATCGTTTCGAAGATGGCACTTCTTGGTGGTGCGCAGATCAAGAAGTTCACAATCGAACCACTTACTTCTGGTCTTCAAGAGTATGAGACCAATCTGAATTCGGTCCAGACCGTCCTGGCCAATACCCAGGCAGCCGGGACCACGCTGAAGGACGTCAACGCCGCACTGCTTGATCTAAACAAGTATTCGGACAAGACGATCTACAACTTCAGCCAGATGGCTAAGAACATCGGTACCTTCACCGCAGCCGGTGTCGATCTCGACACAGCTACCGGATCCATTAAGGGTATCGCCAACTTGGCCGCCCTGTCTGGTTCAAGCGCTGAGCAGGCCTCCACCGCCATGTATCAGTTGTCCCAGGCAATCTCAGCCGGTCGAGTCAGCCTTCAGGACTGGAACTCAGTTCAGAATGCCGGTATGGGTGGTGCAGTATTCCAGAGAGCATTGGCCCAGACGGCAGTTGCGATGGGCACGCTCGACGAAAAGGCCGTGAAGCTTACAGGAAAGATGAAGAATGTCCAAGTTAATGGCGAATCTTTCCGAAATTCCATCATGGCTAAGCCCGGTGAGCAGTCTTGGTTGACGTCAAAGGTTCTAACTACAGCACTTCAGAACTTTACTGGCGACATGTCGAAGGCTCAGCTGAAGGCGCAAGGTTTCAGCGACGCTCAGATCAAGGCAATCCAAGCGCAAGCCAAAATGGCAGTAGAAGCGGCTACTAAGGTCAAGACGCTCTCCCAGCTGATTGACGTAGCAAAGGAAACCGCTCAATCTGGCTGGGCTCAAACCTGGCAACTTATCTTCGGTGACTTCGGAGAAGCCAAGAAACTATTCACTGGCGCTTCGAATGCTATCAATGGCATGATCAATGCTTCAGCTAATGCTCGTAATTCCATGCTGAAGGATTGGAAAGCCCTGGGTGGACGTAAGGTTCTGATCAGCGGAATCAAGGCGGCCTTCGATGCTTTGAAGTCTGTCATCCAGCCTATCAAGGATGCGTTCCGGGACGTGTTCCCACGCAGAACCGGTCAAGATCTTTTGGAGCTCACAAAGAGATTCCGCGACTTCATGGAATCTTTGAAGATCAATACTATTACGGGCGCCAACTTGAGAAGTACATTCAAGGGTCTGTTCGCTATTCTAGACATTGGTAAGCAGGTTGTCTCCGGAATCTTCACTGGTCTCAGAACGTTGTTCGGGGAACTAAGTGGTGGAGATAGCACACTTACTAACTTCACTGGAAATATTGGCGACGCGATCTATGGCTTTGATCAGTGGCTGAAGTCTGGAGATAAACTTCAGAATTTCTTCAGGGGTCTAGGAAAAGTTCTTGCCGCTCCTTTGAAGGTCATTAAGAGTCTCACTGAGCACATTAACGGCCTGTTCAATATTGGTAGAGATGCCAGCGGCCTTTCTTCCTCCGCGGGAGAATTGACCTCAGCATTCGGACCCATGAGCTCAGCGGTTGATGCGGCAGGAAAGGCATTGCAAGGCTTCTTGGATATTCTCGAAAGAGTATACGATTTCATGAAGCCCGCGGTCCAGGAGATCGCAGATACGTTTGGTAATATTGGCGACCAAATAGCTGAAGCTATCGCCAGTAACGATTTCAGTAACGTATTCAGCGTTCTTCAGACTGGACTGATTGCCGGTATCCTTCTTACACTTAAGAAGGGGCTTGGTAAGGGTGTTCTGGTTAAGATCGGGACCGGGGGATTCCTCAAGGGTATCTCACAGAGTCTCGACACGCTGAACGGATCTCTGAAGGCTATTCAGAACAACATCAAGGCAAACACAATGCTGCAAATTGCTGCGGCGGTTGCTTTGCTGGCAGCTTCCACAGTTGCCTTGTCTTTGATCGATCCCAAGAAGCTTACCACAGCTATGACAGCTCTGACTGTCAGCATGGGGCAGCTGATGGCGTCGCTATTTATCATGGACAAGGTCGGCGGTAAGGCCGGTTTCGTCAAGGCGCCTCTCATTGCGGCATCGCTTGTTGCTATTGCCGGTGCTGTCGATATTCTGGTGCTGGCCGTCCTTGCCCTGTCTCGAGTTGATCCCAAGAAGCTGGCCACAGGTTTGGCCGGTCTTACTGGGATGCTTGGTGCTCTTTCACTTGCCATCCGGCCGCTTTCTGCTGCCGGACCCGGTTTGTTGATTGCTGCTCCCGCCTTGATTGGCGTTGCTACTGCGGTAACCATACTTTCTGGTGCCGTGCTGGTCTTCTCCACTATGGATTGGGGAGAAATGCTCCGCGGGCTTGCCGGTGTCATCTTGACTATCGACGCTCTTGGACTTTCTGCTCAAGCCATTTCCAAGGCTGGGCCAGGAATGATCGTAGCGGGCGTAGGTTTGTCCGCTATGGGCGTGGCACTCACGATTCTTGGCGGAGCTGTGAAGATATTTGGCAGCATGGATTGGTCCACTATTGGAAAAGGCCTGGCGGGAATTGCTGGAAGCCTTTTAGCTATTGGGATCGCCATGGGGCTTATGCCTCCCACACTACCGTTGATTGGTGCTGGCCTAATTCTCGTAGGCGCCGGTTTGACTGCTATATCTGGAGTTATTGCTGTCCTTGGAAACCTGAATGTTAGTACTCTAGCCAAGGGTATCATCTCCATGGGAGCAGCTTTGTTGGTGCTTGCGGCTGGACTGAACGCTATGCTGGTCTCTCTTCCGGGAGCAGCGGCTTTGGTCCTTGCTGCAACAGGTCTAGCTATATTGGTGCCGTTGTTGGGCATTCTTGGAAATATGAAGCTCAGCACAATTGCAAAGGGTATAGGATTCATGGTTGGATCCATCCTTGCGCTGGGTGTTGCTGGTGTTGTGGCAGCTCCGGGTCTTGTTACTTTGGGTGCGGCTCTTGTTATTCTTGGTGCTGGCATTACTTTGGTCGGCGCGGGCATATATTTGATGACGTCCGCATTGGTCAAGCTTGCTGGTCCAGGAGCTAAGGGTATCGCGGTCACTCTGGCAGCCTTTACGGCATTTATAGCGATATTGCCGAAGGTCATCATCAATTTCCTCAAGGGGATTGTTGAGATCCTTGCAGCTATTGCCTCTCTGGCACCGAAGATGGCTGTTTCCATAGCCAAGATTCTCGATGTCATGTTTGGCGTGGTCATTAAGGAAGCACCACGGTTTGCCCAAGCAGCTGTTGTTCTTATTTCCTCTCTGCTAACCGTTCTCGAGAAGAACGCTCCACAGCTCATAAAGGCTGGTGGAAAGATCATTCTGACCCTTCTCAAGGGCGTCGACAAGAACATTGTCGAGGTTACGAAGAGGGCGATCAGCATCATTACCAAGTTCATCAACACCGTCGCGTCAAAGGCGGGTCAGCTTGTCACAGCTGGTCTAAACCTTTTGATCAATTTCTTGAAGGGAATCGCTAATAATGTTGGTAAGGTTGCTTCGGCAGCTCTCAGCATTATAACGGCGTTCATCAAGGGTATTGTTGGTCAGGCGCGAAAGATCATTGACGCAGCCGTCGATCTTATGGGTTCATTTGTCAAGGGTATTACCGACACATCCAGAAAGATCATTGACGCTGGTGTCAAGATTGTAACCAACGTAGTCAAGGGTATTGGCAACGCTGCCACTAAGGTGGTATCTGCGGCTTTGAAAATGGTTACGAAATTCATTACCACGATCGCCAATCAGATTCCTAAGGAAGTTAACAAGATTGCCACGGCAATCATCAAGATGTTGAATGCGTTGGCTCCGATAATTAGGAAGCGCGAGGGTGAGTTCATTCGGGCTCTGGCCAATATTGGTCATGCGATTGTGGCGGGAATTCTGGACGGCGTAACTGGTCTTGGTAAGCAACTCCTGGACAAGATCAAGGGTGAAATTAAGGGCCTACCAGGTAAGGGCGCCAAAGCGGTTAAGGATTTCTTTGCTGGCTTGGCTAAAGCACCAGCTATTAGTCCAGCTCTGATCAAGTCTAATGGCGAGATCATTACTCGAACTCTGTTCGGTATCCTTCAGAATTTCGAGAAGGAATCTATTCCCATGATTCAGAAGCTTGGCGATGAAAATGTCCGTCTGTTGTATGGGCTGGGTCAGAATATGGCCACTTCGTTCAGGGACGGACTTCTTACAGGTATTCCTACAGAGGAGACCGACCCTATTCGACAAGCGCTTGATGATTTGGTAAAGCAGATAGGTAGTGATCAGGACGATATCGAGCAGAAGATAGTCGAGAGCAATGAGAAGATCAAGGAATCCAATAAGAGTCTAACTGAAGCTTATGCAGAGCTACATAAGGCCAAGAAAATCAAGGATGATCACGATAGTCGAGTAGCTCAGCATGAAGCTAAGCAGAAGATTGCTGACATCAAGGAAGAGATCCGCCAGGTGAAGGATTCGAAGAAATCTTACGAAGACCTTTACCAAATTCTCGTGGATACAGGCACGTATATTACCTATAGTGGTAAGACTGCCCTTGAGGGTTGGATCAAAGATCTAGTAGATACTCGTGCAAATATCGAGAGTCTCAACAAGACTCTGGAGGATCAGACAGCGAAGCTCGAGGAGCTGAAACAGAAGAGGCAAAGTCTCTTTGATCAGACTTTCGAGAAATTCTCCGCTGTCCCAGGTCTTGTTACCGAAGATGCGAATGGTAAGGCGATTGATGCTGACCAACAGGTCAAGAATTACATCGCTTCATTCGGAACAGCAGACGATGTTCTCGACAAGTTCCGCGGATCGTTGGACACGCTTGCAGGAATGGGGCTGAATGCGGATACGTATCAGCAACTCCTTGATGTAGGTCCAGCCGCGCAAGGATTTGTCGACAATCTCATTGCTATGGGTCCGGAGGCGGTTAATGCCATTAATCAGGCGGATACTGATCTTCGCAATGTTGCCAATACCTTGGCTGAACATGCTGCTAGCTATTTGTACGATTCGTCC